AGCCCGTCAATAAGAGAAGGCACAACTCCTTTCTTCTTTTGAGTGTATAACACATTAGCCTTAGAAATAGCCAGTTTTTCCAAAGCTACAAATTGTTCAAACTTAGCATTAGGTAATTTATACTCTTTACCACTCGTTAAAAGTATGTTGGTATTTTCATTATCTCTACTAACAATTTTACCTACCTTAGTTTCGGGGGAGATATTAAGAGTAATGATAGTATTAGGATATAGTGAGTTAGCATCGTAGCTAACTACAGCAGTCTTAAGACCTCGTTCAGGATCTCTTACATAACCTCCTTCAATAGCTTCTCTTGTGGGCCCTTCTACAAACGTAGGTATAACCATACCATGTTTACGGGCTTCTAGGGAGACGCAGCCAGTTACAATAGAGACTTTACCAAGCGCGCTTTCGAAATTAGTTAATCCCTTATACGCTAACATACGTATAATCTTAAAGAATTGAAGCTTGTTCTCCATACGCACAAGTAGGTCAACGTCTTGAATGTTATAATCTACAAAATTATTCCAATCAGACTCTGAAAGAGTAGCTAGATTAGTTGCGTTAATAGCCAACTTACCTTCTCCTAGCTCGTGCTGCGCAACAAAGTTGAGAGCATATGACTCAAGCAACCCGCGAGCGAAACCTTTGTAGACTTCAAGATAGTCCATAGCTGCAAGGCCATGAATATACCAGCGGTCTAGTTCTTGACCCTTTACAAAAATACCTTTCCGGCACCACAGACTCTTAAGCGGGGATAACCGCTTTGCGGCATCTTCCCCGAGTAAGTTAGTAATACGGTTAATTAAATACGGAAAATCGAAAAAGTCCGTATTCCACCCTGATAGAATGTCCGGGTAATACCCATTCTCCCAAAACTCTAAAAACTTTTCTAGAAGATCGGCTTCGCTCGAGCATTCTGTATATACTACATTTTGACGCTTAGAGGTATACGGCTTAGTTCCCCATGTGTAAAACGTTTTAGATAAATTATCATAGATGGTAATTAGATTGATAGGGTGCTTTGCATCTTTAGCTTCCGGAAATTCATCAGGGCTGAATACTTCGATATCCAGAAAACACACCTTAATAGGGTTAGCAGTAAATTCGGGTTTATCGTATTGTTCACTAAATTGATCTATTAAAAATTGCTGCTCTACTTGAATATTATGGTAAAGCCGCTTGATAGCTCCATCTTGCGCAGCTTTATTACGATCAAAACTATTGCGAAAAACCTTTTTCTTTAGTTTAGTATTAAAGATAGATACAGCGTCTACGTTATCAGAATTCGTCTCAACGTAAAAATACGGCTGAAATGCCATCTTCTTGATAACTCGCTCTCCTTTATCATTCCAAGTAAAGAGATGGATCAACCCGTCTCGAGAGCTATAATAAACGTTACGGTACATAGGTCATATTGTCGTATGACCTTACATAAAGTTCAAGTAAAATATAGCTTTACGTACTCATCAATATGATCTTCCAGCCAGTATTTACATGCAACTTTGCGGGCATTATCAGATTCGGTGAGGTAAGTTTTTCTATCAGAAGTCAATTTTTTAATTTTATCAATCATTTCATCCCCTGTGTTAAAACGCAAAGGAGCAATTTTATACGGCTCGAGATCTTGACATACACACGGGATACCTAACGCCCCTGCTTCAATGTATTTAATATTAGCTTTTGCCAGATTAAAAGGATTATTTTGAATAGGTGCAATAGCTACATTAAGATTCAAACTATCATAGACTGAAGGGTAATCAAAAATACGAGCCCAGGGCTGGTATTCAATTTCTCCGGTACGCACATAGTGTTCAAGTTCTTGTGGGAGACCCCCCATCAACACCCATTTAAAGTTTTTTACTGTTTTAATAATAACTTCTACAATACCTTTAAAGTCATCTTGAACCCCGGGTAATTTTGCAATATTGAAATGAGTAGGGCTACCGACATAACCTACCCGTGGCCGCTTTCTATTTCTATCAAAATTTTCAACTATTTTAGATTTTGTATAAAATCTATCTAGCCAAAACTTAGGTATATAATTAGGTAGTACTATTGCAGGTACCCCGCTTCTTTTTTGATAATACTGAGACATGTAGGCAGTCGGGGTAGTAATCATATCGCAATGTTTCATTATTTCTATAGCTGTAGCCCCTATAACTGGGTCTACAAATGCCTCTCGAGCCTTGTTATACACAGGAATATCTTCTGGAAAAATAACATCATCAATTTCGTAATAAATTTTAAATTTGTTAGTTTTATTAGAAAGCTCTCTTAAAAACTTTACAAATTGCAGCTGAGTAGGGGTTACCTGTCTTTGAACACGTACGCTCTTAATACCACCATAAAAGTTCTCTTGCAAAATCATGAAATTATTATTGTTAATAATTCCAAGTTGCTGCCCGTTAATTAGTAATTCCGGCCAATGCATTCTCCAGAACCCGCAACCTTGATGGTCGGCAGCAAAACTAATAGCTCGATCTAAGCCGTTAGGCATCCCACCGTGTTGCATAACCTGTTGAGGTGCTGCGTTGACCATAGGGTTACCGACAGCTGGTACGCCAAATGGTAGTTGCGGAGCTCCAAATACATTGCCGAAATTAGGATAAGTCATAGTTAGTTGTTCGTGTGGTAATGCCGTTTTTCTTTACTAAGAAGATTATTTCTCCGCCTATACAGTACTTTTTACTTTCTTTACGGTGAGAAATAATATAAATAGCTTCATTATAGTTATCTACTCTTTCTTTAAGAATATCAAGTACTAACTCAATACCTTTTTCATCCAAAGACGAGTCAAAAAGCTCGTCAAACATAGATAAATTAAGACATACTTGAGCCTGTGCTCTTCTTATATCCTGAAAAGTAAAAAGCATGGCTAGATCTATAGCCTTACGCTCAGCTCCTGAAAAATTAAAATAGCTACATTCTTTGCCTCGCTCGTTAGTAATAATTTCTTCAAAAAACTCATTAAAACGCACAATACTGTTACTTTCAAGTTTTTTCAAGTAGAACCCTAATCTAGTGTTTAATACTTCAATAATCTTCTTAACTATATAGGATTTTACTCCTTCTTCTGAAACTATTAGTTTAGCGTTTTCAATTATTTCAATACGTGTCTGCAAAGCGGTTATACCAGTTTTGGTTTCGTTTATGCGGGACGTTATATCTAGAATAATCTTTTCAAAATTATTTGAATCCTTATTAAGATTGTCTATATCTATAGATAGTTGCTGTTGCCATGCGTCTAACTGGGTAATTCTTGAATTTATATTTTCTATTTCTTTTTTGCGTATAACAAACTCGTTAAACCTGTTTTGCAGTTTAATTAAATTTTCTTCTAATTTACTAATTTTACTAGTAATATCCTTGTGTTTAGGGGTATTAGTTTTTAGTACTTCTTCGTACTTTTCAATTTCTCTTATACAATCATTTTTATCTTTTTCGTATTGAGTATTGACAGCTTCGGCCAAATCTTTTCCGCAATGGGGGCATAGACTGTTTACTTTTTTTATTTTTTTATTACGATCGGTATTAATTTTAATATGGGTGTTAGCCTCGGTAATAAGTCTTTCCGTTTCTAGCAAATTTCCGGCTAATATTTTTTTAGCATTAGTAAAATTTTTAAGCTCTTCTTCTAGTTTTGCTTTAGCTTCACTATCTACCGGCTCAAACTTATCTAATTTTTCTTTAAGCAGAAAAAGCTCATTACTATTATTAGTTTGACGTACTTTAAGCGTTTCAAGTCTCTTTTCTTTGTTTGCGTCGTAAAGTTCTTTTTGTTTTATATTATCCTGTAAAGAGCGATTTATCTCTTCAAATTTAGTTGTTTCTACTTCTAGATTACGTTTGGTTTCATTGTAGTCATGACGTGCAAAAAGCAGCATATTACCGAACACTTCAAGCCCGAGTATGCCTTCAATGAATTTGCGCTTTTCAACTTTTTTCTGCGCCATAAAAGGTACAGTGTTGTTAATAGTCATTACTACACTATTCTGGAAAACTTCAGAAGAAGTTTTAATTATATCAACAATATACTCAGTAGTTTGCGGTACCCCTGAACGAGTTATTTCTTGATCGTTCATAAAGAGATAACATTTGGTTGGATTGAGCGTTCTTACTATCTTATAAGTGTTACTAGTTTCTCCTTGTATGCAAACAAACTCGAGTTCTACTTCACAAAGACTATCCGGGGCTTGATCATTTACTATGTTTTCTTTCTTTAGTTCTCTTATGGTGCTTCCATACAATGCAAAATGCATTGCATCTGCAATAGTTGATTTGCCTACTCCGTTAGCTCGATCAGCTTTATCAAAATTACGGCCGGTAATAATATTAAGACCGGGACGGAATACAACTTCAACAGGCTTCTTACCAATAGAAAGAAAATTAGTAGCTTTAAGCCTCTTAAAATGAATATACCGCATATGCTAATATTAGAGTGTAATAATTTTAAATCTACTGTAAATAAAAATATGGTAGACTTAAAAAACGTTACATTTTTAATTGCAATTAAAGTAGATAGTGAAGATAGAGTTAAAAATTTAGATATTACTATCCCATATTTGCAAACCAACTTTGACACAAATATTGTGCTTTGTGAGCAAGACGTATCCCCTAAATTAGCAAATAAATACAACTGCGGGTACGTTTTTTGTAAAACAGAAGAATTTTTTAATAGGCAACGGGGTGTAAATTTAGCTGCAAAATACGCGAAAACCTCTATAATCGCGCATTATGATGCAGACGTTTTGTTTACTCCTAACCAGCTTAAAAAAGCTACAAAAATTATTATGAATAAGGATGCTGATATTGTTTATCCATATGATGGTCGGTTTTACGATGTACCTAAACAATTTCATGAAAAAATTAAAAGTACAGCAAGTACAGAACATGTTACTTTAGAGCATTGCACTTTATTTAACCCGCATTCAGTTGGTGGAGCGGTCTTTTTTAATGCTTCTGTTTTTTGGGAGGGCGGTGGCGCCAACGAAAACTTTAAAGGGCTGGGGTATGAAGATAATGAAATTTATACAAGATTCAGCCGACTTGGTTATAAGTTTGGTAGAGTCTCAGATCCTTTATTGCACTTAACTCATGAAAGAAAAGATACTTCTTATAACCACAATCCATATATTGCTTCTAACTTAAATGAATACAACAGAGTTTCAAAATTAACTAAAGAAGAATTAAAACAAGAAATTAAAAATTGGAATTGGATAGAATAATTTTTTTTAAAATGATAACATACTCTAAATTGGGGGTGCACGGTAACATAGGCAATTCTATGTTTCAGTATGCAGTTTTATTGTCTTTAGGTAAAAGTAAAGGGTATGAAGTAAAAATTCCTTTAAGGCCTTCATACTTTGATATTAATTATAATTGTATGAACAGATCTATAGCAGAAGGTTTTATTATTAAAACTCCTTCTATAACTATAGAAGAACTAGGCCAGATGAAATTAAACGTTTATAATGAGCGCTGGTTTCATTATGATAGTAAAGTACTAGAACAGCCTGATAATACTGATTTAGCTGGCTATTTTCAAAGTGAAAAATATTTCATTCATAATAAAAATTACATTATAGACAATTTTCAATTCAAGCCTGAAATTAAGGAACAAGCTGTGCAATTGTTTAAGCAGTTAAATATAGAGCCTGAAAATACGACCTCCTTACATTTACGTAGAGGGGATTACGTACATAAACAAGAACATCACCCACTTATGCCGCAGGAGTATTATATAAAAGCTTGTAAGTCAATTAAAACTAAATATTATTTAATTTTCTCTGATGATATTGAATGGTGCAAACAAGCTTTTGCACAAGATTCAAGAGTATTTTTTTCTACGCTTACTAATCCTTTTGAAGATATGTGTGCAATGAGTATGTGCGCGCATAACATAATAGCTAACAGTTCATTTAGCTGGTGGGCTGCTTGGTTAAATATTAACCCTAAAAAAATAGTGGTCGGGCCTAAAAAATGGTTTGGACCTGCCTATGAAGGTGTTATTGATCCCAAAGATGTAATACCAGAGAGTTGGTTAAAAATATGACAGGCCGGTTTTTAGAATTTCTACAAGCTCAGTAACGTGTTTTTTAGTAACTCTATTATGTAGCCCTACATAAAAACCATTTTTATGTATAAAATCGCTTACTGGAAAAGACCTAGCATCTGCAATTTCTTTAAGACAAGTTTGTCTTAAAAGATTGCCTGAAATAATAGGCCTAGTTTCAATATCTGCACCGAGTACCCGGGTTTCAATATCTTTTTTTATTCCACCTTCGGTAAAAATTATAGGAAAAGAAAAAGGTACATCTTCGTATAATCCTGTTCTCATTTCAATTGTTTGTAAAAGGGAAATATTTTTTACTTTATCTAAATAAAAACTATACAATTCTTTTCTTTTTTTAGTATATTTGGTTGCTCTTTTAATGTCTAACTGACCAATGTATGCGTTAATATTAGTATTTCTAAAATTATTTCCTAATAAATTAAAATCAAAACGACTATCAACATCTAGATTGCGGAAAGGAATTTTATCTTCTTCCGTAGAAAGACTGCGTACCATTCCGTGATTTCTGGCCATAAGAAAGTAATCCCTTTCTTTTTTGCAGTTTGTAAACACAAAACCGCCCTCTACACTTTGTATTTGATGACCAAAATATGTACTAGTAGTAGAGGTAAAATAAAAAGAAATATTACGTTCTTTATAACGAGTGAAAGTAGACTCGCAGTTGTCTAACATTATTTTGACTCCATATTTTACACTTAAATCATAAAGTTTATCTATATTTGGACTGAAACCTAATAAGCTCGTTACAAATACACATGCAACTTTATTGCAGTTAAGTTTTAAATATTCTTCGAGTTTTTCTAAATCTAAACTTAAGTCTTTTAAAGTAATATCTATAAAGTGCGGGGTAAAGCCTTCTCTAAGAAACGGGGAAACTGAAGTAATCCATGTAGTAGAAGGAAAAATAACGATATTTTTTCCTTCTGCCCTTAACCTATCTTTTAAGTGCATAGCTATTAAAGTGTTCGCAGTTGAGCCACTCGATACAAAAATAGCATATTTACTGCCAACATACTCAGCCATTCTAGTCTCAAATTTTGAGACCTCATCTGCCATTGTCCAGAATTTCTTTTTGTTTAAGAAGAACGCGCAAATCTTAAGACGGTCCTTCCAAGTAAAATTAGATTCATTTAATAACCATACCATGATAATAATTATCAAAAGTTCTCTTTATACCATCCTTTAAAGTAGTATATTTAAAGTGTGGAAAAAATTGTTTAAACTTATTATCAGTGACATCTTTTCTGTGTTGCCCGTCAGGCTTAGACCTATCCCAGTTAATTTTTAAAGAAGTTGCATCACATGCTTCAAGAGCTATTTCAGCTATTTGTTTAATAGTATAAACTTCAGGTGTTGCTATGTTTAAATCCGCATAATATTCCCCTTTTGTATACTGTATAATTGCTCTTGCAAAATCTTCAGCATGCATGAATTGTCTTAAAGGCTTACCCGTACCGTACAGTTCTATACTATCTTTTTTATTGATTTTCGCTAAGGCTATTTTACGTACAAGACTAGTCACGAAATGAGCTTTATCCCCTTCAAAATGATCGTACTCTGAATAAAGATTACATGGTATTAAACTATTATACTGCAAATTATGTTGTTTTTGATAACACTTAAGATGTACATCTAAACAACGTTTAGCGTAACCATATGAAAAATTAGTTATAGTTGGAGGTCCGTCATGTATTTTATCTTCTGTTAAAGGGTAGCAGTCTGGATTTAAGTTATCGGGGTATATACAAGTACTGAGCACCCCGACAAAACGTGTACACCCATACTTGTAGGCGCATTTAACTACATTTGTATTAATATCTATATTGTTTTCGTAAAAACTTATAGGGTTTTTAATATTATCTAATATACCACCCACTTTTGCAGCTAAATGCACTACAGTAGTGGGCCTGATAAAATTAAATAATTCATCTACTTCATTATATTTTGTTAAGTCTGCTTGTTTAGAGCCTACATAAATTGCAGAAAGACCTAAATCTCTTAAATGGCGACCTACCATGCCTGTACCACCAGTAACTAAAATTTTAGTTTGCATGTTATATTTAATTTTAAATTAAATAAAGTTTATTTTTATATATCCAATCTTCTGCTAAAATAAAATTCTGTGCTCGTTCGAAATTTTCTTTTATAAAAGGTAATCTACTTTCGTAGTATTCTGGAGTACATAATTTAAGTTTTTCTTTTAATTCAGGCAGTGTGTCAAAAATAATAAAACCTTCTGTATTGAAATATTTATGAATTGAAGGACAGCCCCAGTAAATAGGTATAGTGCCTGTGTTTAAACAGTCAATAAGTTTTTCAGTAAACCAAAAATCTTTCTTGCAGTTTTCTATAGCAAAATGATAACGGTAATCTCTTAAACCTTCTAATTTGTATGGTATAGGATTATAACCATTACCATACACATCTATTTTATTATCACTCGCTAAAATAATTTCATGCCTTAATTTATGACCTGAAAGCTGTCTTTTACCAGAAGCAATAATAGAAAAAGATTTAGTTTTATTATAAATTTTTTGGTCTTCATTTTTTATCCAGCACCCCCCGAGAGGCAAAAAAACTGCGTGAGGGTATTTTTGTAAAATGTCTGTGTTATGGGTCCAGATTTTTTTAAATTTAAAAGCGTTTTTTTCTACGTATGAATATATATGAGGTATTAAATCTCTTGGTTCTATAAGCCATACCACTGCATTAGTGGGAGCCTCTTCTATACAGAAATCTGTATAAACTGTCTTTTCATTTATTACATTTCTTTCCCAGTCTATAAATTTTGAAAATGAAGTGGGGGGTTGCGGGTTATTACTATATAAACAGTGACCGAAAGTTTTATCTTTAAGAGGTATTTTAATCATACTGTTACACACTTTTGTATTTTTTATAAATAATTTTAAGATTGTTTAATACTGTATCAAGGGAAGTGTCTGGAGTATGAATGGGTATCCAACCGTGTTGTTTTTTATAATATTCAGCGCCTTTTTTCATATTTGCTGTCCATTCCTCAGTATGTGTAATAGAACTTTTTTGAATGGAAAGAGGTATTTCCTCTATTAAGTCGCTACTACCTTCTACATCTGGAAACCACCAAAAAGCAGGTAATAAACCTTTCTTAATACCGCGCTGACAAAGCTCAACATGCTCCCAGGCATTTTTGAAATATGTATCGTGTATACCCACTTCCTCGATAAAGCGTTTATCAAAATATGAAAAAGCTCCTACCGAATGTGTATTTAAAGCGACTTTTATATTTTTTGGATACTCTACTATATAGCGTGGATTAGGCTTAGAGTAGTCTCTAGTTCTATTAGCCGGCCCATGATAGCCAAAGTTTAAATGAGTTATACCTGTAGCTTTAGCAGTTTCTATATATTTTTTAAAAATAGAAGAAAATTTAATAATCATATCATTTTCTATAAGAAATATATGATCACAACCTCTATTTATTAATTCTTTTATACCGTTATTTTTAGCAACACCTACGGTTTGATAAGAAGGTAAATTTTGTTTAATTTCTATATTTTTATTGCAATACCACGGTAAGCCGTCATTAATAACTAGTAGTTCATTTAAATCTTGTTTATTAGCAAGTATACTGTCTATACATTGCTCTGTAAAGTCTACTCTATCACAGGCTATAATTGCAGCTCCAATTTTCATAATTGTTTTTTAAATAAAAATCCATTTGAAGTAACATAATCAAGTTGCGTATTGTCTAATACATACAAAGCATCTTGTAATGTGGTCAGTATGGGTTTTCCTCTAATATTAAAAGAAGTATTTAATATTACCGCTATTTGATTGCGGTTTTTTAATTCAGTTAATATATTGTAAAATAACTTGTGTTGTTTTTCCGTGACTGTTTGTAGTCTTGAAGTGTTATCTATATGGGTTATTGCTTTTAGTACGTTTCTGTATTCTTCTTTTACTTTCGGAGCATAGCTCATATAAACTGCTTCTGGTGCTTCTTCAAAGTATAAATCTTTATCTTCAAGCCTACATACCGGCGCGAAAGGCCTATACCATTCTCTAAACTTTACTTTTAAATTAAGCACATCTTTCATATCAGAAAGAGTAGGGTCACAAATAATACTTCTATTGCCTAGCGCTCGCGGTCCGACCTCTGAACAACCATCAATAATACCAATAATTTTACCTGATTTAATTAAATTTACTATCTCTGTAATAGTTACTGGTGTTGCTTTACGCTCTTCTATATAGTTAGTAAACTTATCTTTATCTAAAATATCCCAACCGCAATATGTATTAGCTTTCTTTACTGCTTCTGGGTGATCAGTTAAAAATTGACCTAAAGCGAGTCCGCAGTCGTTCGGGTTGGGCGGTACATAAAGCTTAATATTTGGCTTATTATTTTTAAGCCATGAATAAATTTTTTGGTTTGAAAGTACGTTTAATGCACAACCACCTACTAAAATTATATCATGATTAAATCGATTAAGCACAGAAGTTAGCAAAGCATGCACATATTCTTCAAACACTTTTTGAGAAGTTGCAGCTAAATCATAACCAGATTGCCCAGACAGAGCATTATAAGACAGATTAAGATTGATATCTCGTCCCAGCTTTGAACTATTATTAGTTATATAGAATTTTTTAAGCGGCTCTATCCATTCATTTTTTATTTGACCATATGCGCATAATCCCATTACTTTACCTGCATATACAAGAGAATGATACCTGTCGTCGGGCCCAGGTTTGATTTCAGAGATTGGACTAGCTATAAAACTGTAAGGTACCCCTAAATTAATATTATAAGTCTCAACAGTTTTAATATCATTATCTTTAGCGTGATAGACTCTAGTGTAAACAGTTTCATTACTATCTATACCGCCACCGTCAATAGATAGTATTATTGCTTCTTTGAAACCGGATAGTCTATAACCACAGATTGCATGAGAAAAATGGTGGTCTTTTTTAAAAAAAGTCGCATCTGGAAAAAAATCTTTAATTAACTCTATATCAGTATTTGAAATTTCATTATGTAGTACTTTTGTGATATGATAACATGTTTCTTTAATATAATTTAAAAATTTCTTTCGTTCTTCTAAGTTAGAGCCTATACCTTCTCTTGTGTCTAATTTATCTGAAAACGCAGCATAACGCTTTTTAACTAAACGCTCATATTCTAATATTTTTAGATCTTCATTTTTATCTATATATACCGCACTACAATCATGAGCCCCGTATATACTTAATGTTTGTTTCATATCTCTCATATTTTATTAGCGCGTAAATACAAGTCATTAACGTACGCCTTTACTTTATCTTTATCTTTAATGTCCAAAAAATCAATAAATTCAGATATAGAAGTTTCGACACTTACGCTAAAATTCTTAGTATTAGCAAGTTCATTATTAATTTTACTAATTTCAGTATAGTCATAATCTATTGTCAGCTCTACAGGCTTTACTGAGACTAACTTACGTACAATAGCATCTACCAAGCTTGGTTCTAGTTGCTTATCTATAATAAATTTTACTATATTGCCTGCAATTAACTGTTTGATAACTGTAGCGGTATGTTTACCGCTAAAGATTTCAGAGTAATAAATCTTATTGTAACGCGGAGAAATATTGTTTTCAATAAACTCGTACGAAAGAGTATCTAAATCTAAAATATAAAGCCCTTTAGTAGTATTATAATCTCCCCAGTCTTGCTGATACGGGCAACCTACATAAAGAATAGTACCTTCGCTGTATTTTCTTTCCTCTCTATGATGAAAATGTCCTGAAATAGTAAGCGGCGCTCTACTGGTAAGATCAGCGGATTTAAGACCGTTAGTGCAGACCTTAAAAGAATTCATTTTAAAACTATTAATTTCAAAATGTCCTACAATTAAGTCACACTTAGGTACTTCATTTATATCTTGACCCCACGGGCAAAAAGCTATCGTCTTTCCTTGGAGGTTAACAACTTGAAGAGTATCAATAACAGTAATGTTAGACCAGCCTCTAAGTACGGAGACGGAGTTAACGGTAGAATTATCACGATAATAAGCGTCGTGATTGCCGACTGTAATAATGATATTGAAGTCGCGAAGTATATCGAATATGTCAGTAGCAATGTGAAGAGTGTTAACAGCAATATCGTTGCGATCATGAAAAATGTCTCCGGGTATTATTATATCTTTTATGCCTCTTTGTTTGAATTGTTCACAAGCCCACTTCGCGTGATCTAAAGCAATCTTATGCCATGTTTCACTGTTGCGATGTACTCCGTAATGTGGGTCTGAAAAAATACCAATTTCAGAGTTATAAATTTTAAATGTCATTATTTTTGTGTATTGGATTTATAGGGTCATCAACTCCTACTTGCGGGCCGATCACGCTATAAACTTCTTCTTGATAAGCTGCTAACGTATCTCGCATTCTTTTTTCTTTCTTAATACGAGATCTCCAGCAGTTAAACGCTATAGAATTAAAGTATGAAAACGGGTTAAAGCCACGGTCAAATTTGTATTTTTTCTCTTTAATGGCATTAAACATGTTTATTAAAGAATCCCCTATTGCTTCTTCTTTGAATGTATAATTAATAAAATTAGGGGCATGTGCTAAACCATAAGCAATATTTTTTATCATCAAAGCAAGCTTATCGGTAATAACATTACTCTCATAGTACATTTTAAGTTCATCTGTAAACTCTTTAGGGCTTACATAATAAATTTTTTTAGCTTGCGCAGATGCGCTTAACTTCTTTTCTTTTTTAGGTGGCGCTACTTTTTCAGCCGGGGCTGCCTTCGGTAACGTTTTTTTCGGTAATTTTGATTTTTTCAAGGGCATAAAATTCTTTACGTTTATTATAATGAGCTTTTCCGTAAACTAAATCGTCAACTATATCTATTAAAGTTAATATTGATTTGTTTTCGTGAGTGCGGAGTCCGCGGCCTATTGATTGAAGAGTCTTAATCTTTGACTTACCACCAGCTGCAAACATGATATAGTGTATATTTTTAATTGAAATACCGGTAGAGAAAATTTTGCTTATCGCGACACAAACTACATTGTCATGTGCTTCCATCATTTGCTGTATCTTTACTCTATCTTCTAATTCTACACTACCTTGTATAAAGTATACTTGTTTGTTTTCAATAGTAACTAGATTGTTGTACAAAGTCTGGCCGTGATCAATATGATCAACCAGAATTAGACAGTTATTTTTTAGTTTCTCAACAACATTCTTTATAATTTTATTTCTATACTCATTACTATGTATAAAATCTAACTCAAGACGGTACTTTTGCATTGACGAAACTGACGTGTAATCAGGTACTCTATCGTACTGTAAGATTATAGAAAGAGCTTGAGCGTTTGCAATATACTTATCCCCAGCTATTTCTCTTAATTCAGTTGTGGTCTTTTTGTAAATGACTGGCCCTATATAATTGAATATATTCCATTTATCTATATCGTCTTCCGGTAGAGTACCTGTAAACCCTATACGTCTTAATGTAGGTATCTTGTCGAGAAGTTTACATATTTTATTGCCGCGGCGGAGTTTATGGCATTCATCAACAATTAAAAAACCTACCTCTGCAAACCAAGATAAATCAGATTTTTCTGATTGAAGTATGCCCATATTAGCAATAATAACTCTACAATTAGGATCTAGTTCATTACTACCTGTCCATTTAGTAACTAACTTCATAGGAAAGTTATATGAAGTAAAGTCTTTATAAGTTTGCTCTACTAACCCTATATCTGGCACAACTATCAATACTTTTTGAGTGTAATCTATATATTGTAAAGCACCATATACTAAATTTGAAATAATAAATGTTTTACCACCCCCGGTAGCAACCTCGATAATACCGTATCCGCGTTCTAACGCGCGACCTATGGCTTCAGTTTGATAATCTCGTAGCTCAAAATTACAGTTTAATTTTTTTATAATCGGGCCAGGTACAACTATATGTACATCGTTATATAATTTTATAAGATCTCCATTAAACACTATGTCAAAGGGTATATCTAGTGTTTTTAGGTACTTTATTATTTCTGGTACCAACCCGACCCCGCAATACCCGGCTGGGGTAATTGCATATATTCTTTGCGGCATGAATCTGCCAAATTTATTGAAATGAGCGGCTTTATTACGAACCGAAAAACGTTCTTTAATGTTACTGAAAAAATCAGAAACAATTTTAACTTCTTTTCTCTTAGGATCGTAATTAAACTCTACTCTCATTACGTTGTCTCAAGTTTTTGAAGATCTATAAGATTTTTACAATCCCAAGTTAAAGAACTTGTGAGTTTTTCAACTTTTTCTAAATACTCTATAATAGTTTCGAGTTTATCGATACTTTCCTGTATTTTAATTATGTTTTCGTCATTTGATGCAGCTTGTTCTAATGTGGTCTTTGAAAGCGGTATAGGCGATTTACTGATCATGTTTTTTACAGCTTTCTTTTTTGTATCATTAAGTTTTTTAAGCTGCATTTTGTGGTTCATTAACCGACCTACCCACTTATGTTTTATGGTAGGGACTAGCATTGCTTTGTCTTTCAAAGACAACTCATCGACTTTAATGTCCTCAGCTATTTCTTTCTGATATATATCAAAAAGATTATCTAAAACCAATGATTCCATATTACTAAGTATAAAGTATATTATACAATAATCAACATGAAAAAATTCAATAAAAGAATGGAACAAATTTTAGAAGATGTTGGAGCTGATGCAGGTGCCGCAGGTAATACAACGACTACAGCCTTTGGCTCCGGTCAAGCTCATCCAACTCAAATAGGTAAGAGTGGCGGTTTTTATGCCCCAGAAGATGCTCGTAATATATTTGGCGGGAAAGCTAAAAAAGGTAAAAAGTCTAAATTTAAACCCCCGGGATTTAAAAAGGGTAAGATGATACGTAGAAGTTTTCCCGGGATGTAATAAGTAGTCAGAAATGGCTAATGCAAGTAAGAATAAAGGTAAGAGCTGGGAGCGAGAAATTGCAAAACATCTTACTGCAATATACAAGGTAAATTTTCAAAGAGTACCCAATAGTGGCGCGTTTGTAGGTGGGTTTAATGCTAACCGCATTGCAAATCTAACCCCTGAGCAGCTGTTACTAGCTTCAGGAGACATTATCCTGCCCCGATTTTTATCTCATATAACTCTTGAAGGTAAATTTTATAAAGATTTTAATTTTGAAAGTTTACTTATTAACAACCAACAACTCGATGGATGGATTGAGCAAGCATCTGTAGTTGGTAAAATTCCTTTTGTTTTATTTAAAATTAACCGTAAAGGTGGTTTTGTAGTATTTCCTTCTAGTATTAAAGATAAATTAATAGTTGAAGGTAGCTATTTAAATTATTGGGTCACTAAAAAGGATAGTGCAGCTATGGGTTGTTATATTATAGTTAAGATGGAAGGCTTTTTTGAAAAGAACAAAGAAGCTATAGTTGCTCTTAATCAAGATAACTATAAACTGTACTGTGATGCGTTTTTACAGAACAGCTCTGAATCTTCTAATAATTGATTTTACTTGGATAGAAGAAAACGCTAGTAAAGATTACTACCAGCAATTAAACGACTGGGGTATATTGGAAGAAACATTAAAAGATAAAGAAAAAGACCGGCTACGTCTTTATCATTATACAAAATACATGTTTAATGTTTTAAAGGAAAACGGTAATAATAGAAATATTGTTTTTTATGTCAACAATGCTAAAGAGAATCCATATCTAAGCATTATTACTAAACATTTCCCGTTTATAGTACATTACGGCAATATAGATTTTGTTTGGATTGACTCCGATAAAGGAGAGTCAAAAGAAATCATAGAAGGGGTTAAGACAACTAGATTTAATTTTGATTATAGCAAATACACCAGACAAAAGGCGGCTGCATTCCACGACAAGTATAAAATCCAGCCATTTAATTAAAAAATCCACTTGAGATATATATTATATATGGTATATAAGGCGAACGAAGTGAGCCTTAAAAAAGTTACCTACAAAAAGAACCTTATACAATACAAACGTTTACATTACCATGTAAACAAGCCTCTCCTTTCTCCCCCTAAGAGATTATAAAAATCATATACAAAAAAATCAACTAAGAGTTTACAAAATAGTTAGAAACTAGTAAGTATAATAAATATGGATAAGATTTATCAAAAAGTTAAAGCCAAGAGTAAATTTTTTAAGATGTTGGAAGAATATAATATGGGCGGGCAACCAACTACATCTACTCCAGCTGGCGCTAATCCAGGCACTTTACCGGTAACACCTCAACCAGGAGCAGCTACAGGGGGTGTTGATCCTAAGGTAGTAGCCATGCAGCAAGCCGCTGCTAAAAAAGCTAAAGAGGCTCAAGCTAAAGCTGCTCAAGCTGAGTTAGCTGCATTACAAAAAGCTGCGAATGATTTTCCAGCTCAACAAAAGATGATGAATGATAGAATTAAAGCTCTTCAAGCGAC